ACCTCCGTAACTCGTTCGATGTGAAGCACAAGGGTTGGAGGCGCGGTCACCGCACCGGAATCCTGTCTGGTGGGGCAACGTTCAAGACTACGCAGGTGGATCCTGAAGGCGCTCAGAGCATTGAGGCCCGCAGGCTTGCTGTGGAGGATGTGGCGCGGGCTTTCAATATCCCGGCGAACATGCTGAACATCCCCGGAACAACAACTTACGCGAGCGTTGAGCAGAATAACTTGCAGTTCATCACTCACACCCTTCGCCCGATTGTGCAGAAGCTTGAGGGTGCTTTCTCCCCGCTGATGGCTCGTTACCCTGGTGGGGAAACAGCGTTCATCAAGTTCAACCTTGACGGCCTCGCACGCGCTGACCTACAGAGCAGGCTTTCGGCTTACAGCACTGGGCTCCAGGCTGGCTTCTTGACTATCAATGATGTTCGTCGCCTTGAGGACTTGTCTGACATTGAAGACCCGGCTGCTTCGCAGGTGCGGGTGCCGTTGGCGAACATGAACATTGAGGCTGCTGACCTTATCGCTGATGAGAAGCGCGTGAAGATGGCACAGGTGCTTGTGCTGTCTGGTTATGATCCTGCTGAGGCTTTGGCTGCTGTTGGTCTTGATCCGATTGCTCACACTGGTTTGGCTTCGACTCAGTTGCAACCTGTTTCGATGATTGACCCTGAGAACCCGAGCGCTGTCTACGAGGTCGAATAATGGCTCTAATTCATAGACTGGTCACCCTATCCGACACCACACCAACAGAGATTGTTGGATGGGATAACGAACCCCACGAGGTTCACCTGCACAATATGACGAAAAGCTCGAATGAGTACGTTTATTTCGGCTCATCAGCTGTCGGCACTGGTAATGCCCCACACCTTGACCCTGGCGAATCAATTACTTTGACACTTGGCCCTGGTGACCGCCTTTATGCAATCAGTGATCCTGATGGCCTCGAAATCGGTGTCTTAGACATTAGGAAAACATAACCTATGCCTTATTTCGTTAGTGATCGTCACCCTGACTGCCCTGGTTGGTCTGTGGTGAAAGAGGATGGGGAGCTTTTGGCTTGTGCTGAGTCGCAGGATGCTGCGGTGGAGCAGATGGTTGCTGTGAGTCTTGCTGAGGATATGGAGCCTGGTGGAACGTATGAGGGTGACGAGTTCAAGCCGGCAGCGGAGCGGTCTGAGGATGTTGAGGAAGTTCGCCAGGTTGATTTGAACCCTCCGGCTTATATGCGTGCGAGTGCCCGCAGAGGGCTTGAATGGCACGGTGAAGGTTTGAGCGGGGATGGTGTGGTTGACCGTACGATCCGTGAAGCTCGCGCCATGTCTGAGGGGAACGTGACGGCTGACAAGTGGGTTCGGATTCGTGCTTGGATTGCCCGTCACCTTGTTGACATGGATGCCCCAGCTAACACACCCGGCAACGATGACTATCCTGGGCCGGGTGCTGTGGCGATGGCTCTGTGGGGCGGTGGCGGTTCTAAGAGGTCTGCCGAACGAGCCCTGGCTTACGCTGAAGGGGTCGTTGGTAGAATTGAAGAAGAAAACGAAGGTAGAGCGAGGGGCGAAGCATTGAGCAAGCTAGAAACGCGCATTGTTGAGGTTGACAAGTTTGAGGTTCGTGAAGATAGCGACGGGATGCACCTTGAGGGGTATGCAGCACTTTTCAACTCTCGGAGCGAGAACTTGGGCGGTTTCACCGAAACTATCAAGCCTGGTGCTTTCCGTGCATCACTGAAGGCTCGCAACGACATCAAGCTTCTGTGGAATCACGACACTGGTGCTGTGCTGGGTTCGACCCGTGCAGGCACTTTGACTTTGACTGAGGATGAGCGTGGCCTGAAGGTTTCTGCTGACATCGCAAACACTTCTTATGGGCGTGACGCTGCTGAGCTTGTCCGACGCGGTGACGTGACCGGTTTCAGCTTTGGTTTCTCCATGCCTGCCCGTGGTGGGGATGAATGGAACTCCGAGGGTACTGAACGGCTTTTGAAGTCTGTGCGGTTGCACGAAGTTTCCCTGGTGGCTTTCCCCGCTTACCCTGCAACGAACGGCACTGCCACGGTTCGCGGTTTGGACAAGATTGCTAAGCGTGCCGGTGTTGACGCTGACGCTCTCGCTGATGCTCTGCTGAAGGTGGAGAACGGTGAGGACATCACACCCGATGATCGCACACTGTTGCAGACTGTGATTGACGAACTGGCACCGGAGCCTGAGGCTGTGGAGCCTGAGGTGGATCAGAAGGGCTTGGAGCTTCTCGCCCTGAAGAAGAAGAAGCTGCAACTACTGATGGATTCCTAAATGGCTGACAAAGACACAATTAAGCGCACTATTTTGAAGATTGCGGGTCACCCGGAGTCTGGCCCTATCAAGGAGCTGGCTGATGAGTGGGCTCGCGCTATTGTTGCGCTCGATGAGGAGCCAGCCAAAGAAACCCGAGTTATTAAGGCTTCTGAGAAGCGCTAGAACGGGTTCGCCCCTGCCAGGTATTCCACCCTTTCCCTGGTGGGGGTTTTCTTTTTCCTGAACGGCGTGCAAGCGCTGGTTTACAATTGAGTTATCCGATGTGCGTCAACGCTGCGGTAGCTGTTCCGCGTCAACGCGACTGCGAAACCATAATCAATTCCAATTTAGGAGAACTACTAATGTCCGATTTCGTTAAGCGCCAGCAGGAGCTTAAGGCTAATCTGACCATGCAGATTCGCGACGTCATTGACGGAGCGGAATCTGAAGGTCGTGGCCTTGACCAAGCTGAGCTGACCAAGATTGAGCGCATTGAGGCTGACATCGACAACGCACAGCGTTCCATCGAAACAGCTTCAAAGGCTGAGGAGCGTTCCGCTGAGGTTGCTCTGGCATCTCGCGGTTTTGAGGTTGTTGAGGAAGCTCGCGGTGACGCTGAGATTTTCCGTGCAATGGCCCGCGGTGAGGTTCGTTCACACGAGTTCAAGAACTCTGAGAAGCGTGCCCTCGTTGCTTCCGCTAACACTGTCCCCGTTGACTTCCTTGACCGAGTGTTCAACCTCGCCAAGCTTGTCGGCCCTTACCTCGAAACTTCTGAGGTATTCGTTCGCGACAGCGGCGCTGACCTTCGCATCCCCGTGATGTCCGGTTACAGCACCGCTTCCGAGGTGACCGAAGGCTCCGCTATCAGCGAGTCAAACCCCACCTACTCCAGCATCCTGCTGAACCCTGCAAAGCAGGCGTTCATCGTTCAGCTCTCCAACGAGCTGGTTGCTGACGCTGGCTTCGACATCGAATCCAACGTTGCTGAGCAGGCTGGTGTTGCAATCGGTACCCGCGCCAACGCTGTGATTCACGCTGCAGTTACCGCTGTTGCAGGATCCGGTGTGACCGCTGGAACGACTGACGCGTTCACCGCTGACAACCTGATTGACCTCGCTTACAGCGTTGACGGCATGGCTCGTATGCTGCCTGGTGCTGGATTCATGGTCAACACCGCAACTCTCGGATTTATCCGTAAGTTGAAGGACAACGATGACCGTTACATTTACGACCCGACCGTGGGTGGCCCTTCGACCATCCTCGGAATGCCCGTGTACGAGAACCCTGCTGTTGCAGACATCGCTACCGGTGCAAAGGCCGTATTGTTTGGTCACTGGCCTTCGGTGAAGGTTGCGACCACTGGTCTTGAGGTTGCAGTGTCGAACGACGCTTACTTCGCCAACGATGTGACCGGTTACCGTTTCGTCTACCGCCTCGGCGCTGGCGTTGCTAACGGTGCTGCACACATCAAGTACCTGGCTCTTGCATAAGCATTAGCTAACAGGCTGAAAGCCCTCGTCGTGTTGTAGGTTTCACGGCGGGGGCTTTCGCTATGCTAGGCGTCATGCCTACAGAAAAAATCAAAGGGCTCATCGCCTTAGCAAGCAATTCTCCCGGCTCCCCTACGGGTTACGGTCAACAGGCTGAGCATCTTGTTCGCTCCCTGATGGAGCATGGTGTGAAGACTGCTGTGTTGTCGAATTATGGGCTTGAGGGTGCCATTGACAAGATTCCGACCAAGCATGGTGACGTGTTGCACTATCCGCGTGGTGTTGCACCTTATTCGCAGGATGTGTTGACAACCTGGTTCACTCATTTCAGTTCTCAGCACCCGAACCTACAGGGCGCGATTATGACGCTTTACGATGTGTGGGTTTATAACCAGTGGAAAGACGAAGTGCCGGTTATTTCGTGGGTTCCGTTGGATCATGTCACGATGCCTCCCCAGGTTGCCTCGTTTCTGAAGCGGGATAACGTGACCCCGGTGGCGATGTCCCCGTTCGGCAAGCGCCAACTCGATGACACGGGTATAGACAGCGTGTATATACCTCACGCGATTGACACGAATGTTTATAAGAAGACTGACACGATTCTGAACGGTGAGGGTG